GATTTAATTTAGTTATATCTGGGTGTATAAATTTACTCATTTTATTAAGATTATTAATGTTGCGATTATGGCTAATATGCCTGCGATCCAAACAGCAGATGCAATGTATTTTTCCTGTCTGGTTGTTAGATTTATGCTCCACTTTTTCTTAGAGTGGTAGTCATGATCGTTCATACGTTGTAGATCGTGATTGTTCATTTTAATTTATTTCGTTTTATTACTATATCATATGCTGCTGATACCACATCTGAGTATTCTCTATGCTTCCACTTTGCTGGATCAGATTCTCTTAGCTTTTTAGATTCGATAAAAACCTCATCCGTGATACCCTCATCATGGGCCTTGTATAGTATATCTTCAATTTTTGACATGGCGTTATTTCTTTTTCATAGTTGGAGTTAACCACATATCTCCTTGGAACATTATCTCTAATAACCTTGGTTCATTTTGGTCAATTCTGTTAAACAATCGTAATGAAGCTACAGTATCATGTTTCATCATTTTACATACTTCACCCTGTATTCTTTCAATTGATACTACAGACTCTAATTTATCTAATAGACCTGGAGTAAACATAGCGTTCCATAATTCCTCATCTATTTTGAAGTTTTTGGTGATTGAGAATCTCAATGCCCGGATCAATCGGAGAGGGTCATCTAGTAGTGTTTGGATTGGGTCCAGCGGAGTCCTCAGAACACCTAGGCTTAAGTCTCTCTTTCCATTGAATAAATCAATCACCTCACCATCTAATGATTTAGCCAGTGCATTAACAGTGAAGTCTCTTCGGGTTAAATCATCTTCTAAGGTACCTAATTCTAGGATTGGTCGTCTAGTTCCTTCAACAACTCCAACTTCTTTTCTTGCCATTACAAAATCTGCAATAAGACCGTCATGCTGGTGTCCTTTTGGAAACCTTGCTCGAACTGTAAAACAGTCTTCTGTCTTCAAAAAGATTTTGAAACCTTCAATTTCTAAATGAGAAACCATAGAGTTAAAACCGTCTTCAACAGTACCATTCAGATCATCTAATACAAAGGTGAAATCTATATCGTTCGTATGAACATTCAATATCTCATCTCTTACGCAACCTCCTACTTCAAATATTTTTGGCATAGTATTTTTGTTTTTGTTTGTTATAATTTAATATAATCAATAAAGCACGAAATAAAAAACTTTTGTGCACTTATTTTCACTAAAGTTATTAACAATTTATGATTCAATCTCTGCAAACAAATCCTTAAGCTTTTTAAGCTCTACTGGTTTAAAACTCCAACTATCACAATTTACGTTTATAAGACTTTGCTTATGGTTACTTTTGTATTTAGCTCCTGGGAATGAAATAACTGAATGATAGCCCTTCTTCTTATTGTGCCAGTCTCGAAGTGGCCAGTACGACATCACGATCTCATGTTTGTTATCAACTTGAATATCGCAATCAAGCACGTTTAATTTGTGCCTATGTATTTCAACAATATCGTTAGTAGCATCGTCGAACTCTCCCTTGATTAGAAGAATAGTTCCATTTAACTGGCTGATTGTTTCGTCTGCTGTGATTGGATCCCATGCAAAATTACCTAAAACATAAACAAGGTCGTCGTCTGATACTACAGAGTTCCAAGCGCTTATCATGCCCTCGTTCATTTCTTGAACACAAGAAAAATGGCGCTTAAATTTCTTTATAGCGCCATGTCTTCCAAATTGTTGATTTCCTGTTGCAAATATCTTCATTATACTACTAAAAATTTAATATTAAAATTGTCCCATAACTTCTTTAGATATGCCTGTTCTGCTACTGACGTTGCACCATTTACAATCTTCTTTTCTGCTGAAGTATCAATAAACATGTAGATTACGAAATCATATGCCGTTGAGTATATTGTAGATTGTCCAAAACCTTCTCTAAGACTTGAACCACTTGAACCTCTCTTAAATTCTATAGCAACTCTAACACCGTTAGTTTCTACAGTCATATCAGGTCGGTTTGCAGTACCCATGAAATGGATGTTCTTGACAGTAGTCTTAACATCACCTTCCCATTTGACCATGGTCTTAGCCTTTTTACGGGCCAGACCAGGTTCAAATCCTCTTTTTTCAGAAATCCAAGAAGTTATAGCGTTTAATAGGTTTGGGTAAATGAATTGCTTTATCTTATCTTCATTTTGGTTCTTATAGTCAATCGTCTCAAAGATTTCATGACTTGTAATACCCTCAGTTATAACATCAAGAAGTTCTAATCTTTTCTTAGATTTACTCGATAATTTCATCAGCTTCAACTTTTTCAGTAGACATCTCATCGATCTTAGCATCAAGTTCAGCTAATTCAACATGCATGCCTTGGATTGCTTGGTTGGCCTCTGCCATCTTCTGCATCGCTTCGCTAATCTGAGAACCAATATTAGTTAATAGAGTAATAAAAGTTCTAGCAGCCTCAATACCATTTCCGTCTGCTGTCGTTAAAGACTTGTACAATGAGTTTAAATCAATAGCACCTAAATTAACAGTAGGTTCTGCGCCTTCAGCCTTAATTCTAGCCTTTTCAAGCTTAAGATTATCATATAGATTTATAACTAGAGCAGCATCTTTAATAGTCCAAGAAGTATTCTTATCAAGATGCTTCATTACTCTAGATATGTCTTTAATATCGTCGAAAGTAATACCGTATTTGGCATCTGCTAATTCATTTTGCTTTGTTTCAACTTCAGTCACGAGACTGTCTCTTGTTTCTGTTACCTCTTCTAGAGTTAACGGAGTTTTTGCGGTGTTTTCCACTTTTTTCATTTTAGTCATTTTTATTTGTTATTTAGTTTAAAAATCTGAGTTAGTTATTTTACAATCGAATTGAGAAAAGTTTAAATATTGTTTTTCGTCATCATTGACTCTTCTCATTACGTTGTCGTGTATATCGTTTCTTTCGGTGATTCTAGCAATCCTGGTCTCTAGCGGAATATCTAAGTATATTATAAAGCATCTTTTAGCATATTCACTAGGAAGTAATTTAACGGCTTCTGCGTTCATAATCATAACATCAGAATTATCAAATTCATCCTTTGTTATACCATATCTCCATCCATTAAATGATTGGTATTCTACGAATTCTCCAGCTTCTATTAAAGTGTCAAATTCTTTGTCTGATTTAAAGTGGTAATCCTTGCCGTCGACCTCATTGTCTTTGATTCTTTTCAGTCTAGTCGTGCAAGACACTCCAAATGTAAAGCCCTTATCCATCATTCTTTTTCTAAAGAAATCTTTTCCTGAGGCTGCTTTTCCAACTAATACTATTTTACTCGACATTAATTACTGTTTAAGATATTATATATTAGGTTTTTATTTTGTTTCAAAAATACCCTTTAAATATGAAAATGTGAATTTGACAAACCAATACGGCCAAGTTGCAGTTAATACTATTAAATCAAACCCAGATAATTTTTCAAGTTTAGGCTCTTTATTAAATAATAAATCTTGTATCAGTTTGAAAATGAATGAGAATATGCAACCTATTGTAATGTATAAAAGAACGTTATTCATTATTGCTTGGTTTAGAAGGCGTGCTGAATAAAATATTCAAAAGTACTAAAATACCCAATGATTGCCAAAATGTAATTGGGTTAACGGTTTCTATTGCTGGAACTAAACATCCATTCCAAAGCAACATAACTGGGTATGTGCAAAATACCATTAGAATAAATGCAAGGGCGAAAGCACCCGAGAACGTCATAATTGTTTTCATAATAAGTTTTTATGTGTTTACAATTATTATATAGGTAAAATGAAAAATGTTTAAGCCTCGTCTTCCATGCTAACCGTAAGTGGAAGGCCTAGTCTATCTTCAACCTCATTAAGAGCTAGTATAACTTGATCGAAATTAACAACTCTAACCTCTTGAGTACCTTCCATTGCGTCAACGGTTGCAGATGCCTGTGCAGTACTTCCTTGAATTGCGCCTTTAAGCGCAGATAGCGCATCTTCAATAAGATTACCGCTGCCTCTTTGAGCTTCTGCTTGTGATTGCACTGTAGTTTCTAACCTCTCTACAACAATACTAAGTTCTTTTGTTGCTTTAAATAATTCCTCTGCTAATATCTTCATTACGCTATCTCCATCAGCTTTTGCTAGATCAGACAAAGCAGTGAACATTCTTGTGGATGCGTTTACTGCCTCAATATTTATTTTTCTAGTATGATTTGCAAACTTACCATAAGATTTTTGCATCTTATTGAGTGAATTTGCGCTGTGTCGAAATGCTAAAGCATTTTTCATATTGAAGAATACTTCAAGTGGTTTAATTGAACCTGCTACATTACTAGCCTCTTTAGATATATTTGTAAATGAAATAGATATAAGCTCAATAGGCTCTGCTAATCTTGCAAGTTTTCTAAATTGTTTAAATAACTCAGAAGTTAAAAATAAATCGTCATCCTCAATTGATCCTGCTGTGTCTATTATTGCTTGAAATGAATCTGAAATAGATTTAATCGAGTTGGCGGATTGCTCAAGTATCTGTTGTCTTACTCTTAGGGTTAAATTAGATATAGGACTTAGCGCCAAAATAAATCTGTCAGAATTTGAAGATATACTAGCAACTGCCATTTGAACCATAACCATGGCATTCGCAATCCCAGCAAGTCTTGATAGCGAATTAAACATCGCTACTGAAGCCCAAACTGCAGGTATATTAGTTTGATGTGTACTTTTAGCAAATTCACCGTAAGCGGCTGCGACTATTCTTAAATGAATTGCTAAGCTAATCATCGTCGATGTTTTTTTCATTAAAATATGTAACGGCATAAATGCAGATTTAAGAGCACCTGCGTAATAACCAATAGCCTTAAATACATCTCTAACTCTTTCTAATTGGGTTGCGGGGCTTTCAATGTCGTAATGTGATAATTTCTTAACAGAATGTATTGCTTTGATGAACGGTTCTAGACCAGCAGTACTCATTGCTCTTGCTATGTTACCAAGAGGTTTACCTAATTTTATAATAGACCTCGATCTTTTAGCTAAACCGTCTAATATAGTAAATGGAGTTTCTTCTTCATTTCCAGCCGCCCAATTAATAAATCCTGAAGCGGCATTACCAAGTGCTGAACCAACTCCACCTATTGCCTGTCCAACAATAGCTGCAGTCAACATAAGCCAAGATGCTGCTATCGCCATAATACCACCAGCAAGTCCTAGCATATTTTTAATACCAATTTCTTCTTTAAATCTTTTTAATACGTCTATCATTGCGTGTAATGGTGACATAAGACCTCTTGCCATTTTATCCATTGCTGATACATTTACATCTGGTAATTTACTAAATATCCATGCAACTACCCAAATAACACCGGCAATAAGTATCATACCGACTGCACCTAATAATAAACCAACCGGAGTTAATAACATTGCAAGTCCTCCGATAACGCCAAGAGGTATTGAAAACATGAATATTGCAAGAGCAGCATTAAAGGCCCAATCTGAGTCGGGTGCAACGAAGTCGCTTGGCAGAACACTAAAAATCCAAGCAGCTGCTAATATACCGATGGCAACTGCTGCAACACCAAGTAGACCCAGTAAAAGTCCTTTTATTCCTACTAGTTTAGCAACAACAGCCATTACAGCAAAACTAATACTAAACACTGCCAATGCAAGTCCAGAGTCCCATGACCATTCTGCGGGGGGTGCCACAAAGACGGCAGGTAGTAATTGCATAATCCAAGCGGCTGCTACAATTCCTAATGCAATTATTGGGATAGCAAAAGCTGCAGCGAACATACCCTTAGCCCCTAATCCTTTAACACTATGTGCAATCAAAGCGAAGGATGCTGAAAACACAAATAAAGCTAAACCAACATCAAGCGACCACTGCACATCTGGTGCAACAAATTTACTAGGTAGTAATTGCATAGCCCAAGCTGCTGCTACAATTCCAAGTGCCAGCGCACCCATTACTAATGGCAACAGCAAAACCTTACCGACGCCCTTTAGGTTCATTTCTATTCCACCCTCTTTCATTCCTATCATAAGTGCTGCTGCGGCAATACCTAGAGGTATCATAATAATTCCTACCATAAGTGCAGCCCAAAAGGTTTTATCATCAATAGTTTTCGTATAACTTAAAACCCAAGAAGCTGCAACAATTCCAGCAGCCATTCCAACCATAATTAATGGCATCATCGCGACCATACCAACTCCAGCCATATCCATTGATACTCCACCCTCTTTCATTGCGTCTATAAGCTTTGCTGCTGCAATTGCTAGAGGAACCATAACAGCTGCAATTGCTAGTGCAGAAAGAAATGTTTCCATCGATATCACCTTAACTAAACTTAATACCCAAGAAGACAGTGCTATTGCCGTGGCCATTCCAACCATAGTCAAAACCATAATACCAGCAGACTTTAAAATATCTTTAAGTCCGACTCCTGTAAGTTTACCAGTTAGAGATTCACCAGCATCTTGAGTAATCGAGGCTGATATTTTAGAGAAAACTGGAGCCAATATAGCAAAAACGGCAGCAATCGCAAGAGTAGATAGTAGTTGCTCTGTAGTGGGTACTACCATGAAACTAAGTATGCCCGATGCTGCAACAAGAGCTCCTGCCATTAGAACAACAGCAAAACCACCCTTGACAACGCCCATCATATCAGGCATCTTAACTCCACCACTAGCTCCCTTCTTATTATCTTTATTTTCCTTTTTAGTCGTTTTTAGGAGTTGTCTAATATCTCCTAATATAGCTGTCTGTTTCTTTAACTCCTTATGAGTTTCAATTGCAGCTTTCTTTAAATCAACCGTAAGTACTGTGTGTATCTGAGATGTTAGTGCGTTATTGGATTCCGATGCTGCTGCGATTCGATGCAAAGGATTAAATAACTTTGAAAGTATTGGAATTTTCATATACTATATAATGGTGTTTTTTACCTATTCTATATATCCAAAAAATCCACCACTAATTAGTGATGGATTCTAAGTTACATTTTCGGCATTTTCATGCTTGGCATTTTCATGCTTGGCATTTTCATGCTGCCTGTCATTTCACTTGCCTGTTCTTGTTGTCCGGCATTTTGCTTGTTTTCCATTTTCATATGATCTACAAGGTCATTAACTAAATAATGAAATTCATAGTATTCCATGTTGTCAAGCTCTGACGGTTGAATATGCAGTTTAAAATATATGTAAAACTTCGTTTTAAAGAAGTTCTCCAGCGATATCTTGAATAATGAATAGAGATTTGATTCCGTCACGAAAGTTGATGGGGATCTCAACGTCCTCCCCACCATCAAGTGCAACTAACATGTTGGGCTGCACGCCAACTTTCATTTTTTCTGCTAATTTATAGATTAAGCTATATTTTGCTGTTGACCAATTGTTCATTTCCATTTCAAACTCAAAGATTTTCTTCTTATCAAAACCTCTCCATTCACTTACAAGATATGGAATGATTTGAATAACTGATGAGTCAATCTCGACTCCTTCTGCCTGTCTCTCTTTGATATATCCAGTCATATGTTGCATGATACCGATTGAAGGCGGTCTCATCGTAATAGTACCAAATGATTTTGTTTTAATTAAGAAGGTTTTATCAGATGAATCATAATATTTATCCAGTTCTTTTGGAATACTAAAATATTGAAAGTATTTCTTTTCGATTACAATGTTATGAGTCTTACCTTTCTTATCCTTGTGGTCTAGGGCTAACCTAGATTCTGGATCTGGGAACGTTAGGTCTCTTATTGATAATATAACATAAAACCTATCCTCCTCACAGAGGTCTTTATATGACATCATCTTACTACCAGACTTAACCCTGATACATGATTCTAATATATCATTTAATTTAGAGTCAATATCCAATATATTTTGTTCATCAACTGTTGAAAAATGTCTAATCTCTGCAACCTTTGCAGATCTTATTGAAATTTGAGTTTTATTAGGATAAAACATGCCACCTGACGGTAGCGTAGCAACTGGAATATCATGAAAACCTAAGTGAAAGTCTGCAGGTGCTGCCTCGTCTCTCTTAAATTTATCCATGTTAACCCTGCCCTGTTCTACTCTTTCTTCTTGTGGAGATTCATTAGAACCTTCCGCAGATTCTACAAGATTTTTATAATCTTTGTCCAAATCTGTATTTTTGTCTTTTTTAGCCATTGTTATTTGTTTTTAAGTTTACTTATATTTGTTTTGTCCCATTCTTTTGCAGCGGACGGTCTATGTTTAATTTCTTTTTCTATTAAATCTCTTATAAATGCTGAGACTGATACTGGTCTTTCTTCGTTTTCTAATGCATCGTTTAATATTATTCTGTTGATTAATGTAACCGTTTCGTCTGACAATAGAACCTGTAATTTCTTTGTTAATCTATTTGTCATGATCTTTTATATTATTAGTATAACATATTATATTTTTGTTTCAAAATAAAGGACGACATTTCTATCGTCCTCTAAATTATTTAATTATTTAAGATAAAACTTCTCTCCAAGTATCGCATCTCCAAGCAACTTCAAGAGTTTGAGGATCAGCTGATTCGTAACTTAGTTCAGCAGTAATTCCTAATCCAGAAGTTATAAAGCAATCTTCTAAAGTAATAGTTCTGTAAATATCTCCAGCTCTATTAAATTGTACGATTACGATAGTTCCAGTATAATCTTTCTTAAGACCCATTTCTCCAGTTTGCGGATCGTATTGTGAAGTATACCACTGTCTTATAGTTTTATAAAGATAGGCTTGATTAGCGTCGTTTAGGTTAAGTGAGAAGTTAACAGTAACATCAGCTGCAGAACCGTCCGGCATACCAGCATATGAACGAGTTGCAAACTTATATTTCTGCTCAACTGCAGCAACCTCTTTGTATAATGAATCAAGTCCACTAATTGAGTTGATATGTTGTAGTAAAAGACCTGAGTCATTTACACCAGCAGGAGGTAAAATTGTAACCTCAAACAAATTAGCTTGAATTGGTTCAAAGTTTTTACCTTTCTTACTAGTTTGGTCTTGTGAATAATGCGGTAATGCCATAATTTTTATTTATTTATTTTTAATATATATTCGTTTTTTTATAGGAAACTTCCAGCTGCGATTTCTCCAGTGTTAAGAACTGTTGTTCTGTGAACTACAATCTCTAAACCTTTAACCGGCTCGACGTAAGTATCTATAATTCCCATGTTGTTATCGATTACTTCGCTGTCATTATTGGTAGAATCCATAATGTTTTTGAAATCGTAAACTCCCTGGTCTTGTTTAACTGATTCTAGGAACGAGTCAACTAAAGTTTTAATCTCTAGTCTCGCTTGAACTGTGTTAAACTCAAATACATAATCCTTAAGAATATCGTTGATTCCATCCTGTATGTAAATAAGTACTTCTCTTACATGTGCAGAACTTAATGCCGATTTAATAGATTGTTGAGCTGTTTTGTTTCCAAGAATAGTTAAACCAACTCCTCTTTGGAAAACAATTGGATTAATTCCAAATGGCTCTAAAATATCTCTATCAGCTTTATCAAAAGTATATTCAGCTCCTACTACTCCAGAACCGCCTACCACTCCTCTACGAGGACCAGCAACGATTGACCAAGGTAGGGCAGCTGTATACTTATCAATAAAGTTATTAGATACGTAAGCAGCCGGTGGAACAATAATATTTTTACCACTATCTTTTACTAATAGACCTGGCGCATAATAGAATGCGTAGTTAGCTCCTAAAGCAACTGAGGGTAAAGTATATAATTCAGTTGGATTCAAATCAGCTCTTCCTCCATCTTTAATATATGATGTCTTGAATTTACCAAATGCATCTACAAACTGGGGTTGGTTTCCAGTAGTGCTTTTAAAGTCTGCAACAGTAGGAGCATTCATAATAGCAGAAGCGTTTTGTCTGTCCTTAGCCAGTGAAGTTATTTCAGATTTTGTTATAAGTCCGTTTACTGAATCAATAGATCCAAATGTATCTACAATATATCTAAAGTCTATAAGATCTTTATCCTTTAATGCCGTAGAAAGACTAGTAGCTGATAATTGAGAAACGCAGTCAGAAACTGACGTTGTAGTAATTGTAGCAGCGTCTATATAGAATGGAACATATGCTGTTGCTTCTCTTTCGAATGGAACTAGATATTGTAGTAGATTTGATGCTGAATCACTTGCTACTACGTTAGCAGTAGCTGTAGTTAATGCAGCAGTTGCTTGAGAACCACCATCGGCAACAACCACAGAAACATCTATATCAGTACCCGCAGTTTGAGCAGTTATAACAATAGCTCTATCATCTGTTACAACATCAGAAAGAGTAGCAGCTGCGTCTCCAGCTCCAGTTGAAGTAACAGCAGCTGAAACAGCTAAAGCACCGCCATTTGCTCCTGTTATGACAATAACTCTGTCATCTTCAGCTGTAGAACCTATAGAAGTAACAACGGCAGATGTAACACCAGTATTTAAAGCAATTTTAGTTGCAATAGCAGTAAGTAGAGCATCATTGGTAGTAGCGAATGTATCAAGAGTTAAAGCCACACTGTTAACAGTAACGATTACAGAGTCACCAGTAACTAAAGGATTATCGAAAGTTAATGTTTTAATAAGATTAACGGAAGCAGTAGCTACATCAGTATTTGTAGCAATTTCAGTTGCAATAGCAGCTAAAGTTGCATCATTGCTAGTACCGAATGTTATAGTAGATCCTGCAACAGTGTTAACCGTAGGTACAATAGTGTTACTAGAAACAAGAGGACCAGTAAAAGTTAATATCTTAACAGCAGCAACTGCAGCTGTTTTTGTGGTGGACTCGTCTTGATCGTATATTGCTGGGTCTATTGGGCAGTCGGTTTTAATAGTATATGTTCGATTTCCTGAAGCGGCATTGTCATGTTGAACTTGTAAAACTTTTGCAAATCTATTAGCTTCCAATGCATGTAAGTAATCTCCTTTTTGAAAGAATGTTGATGGGTAGTCAATAGCATCTGTTTTGAGATATTTAATTACAAATTGATTTCCTGTAATAGCTTGAGAGTTTTCAACAATATCACCAACTACATCCTTGAGCCTCCTTTTTGGTGGGTATGAAAGTACCGAGGTGTTCCAGTCTTGTCCTGTTGGTTGAAGGGTATGTCCAATAAAATCTAAATATTTGACACTTTCATGAAGTACTTTATCCTCATCAACTGCACAGAATAGACCAGTTCTTCTAGCCTCTGCATTAATCATAGATTCAATGTATAAACCTCTACCCTCCATATCTTTAAATCCAGGAAGTAAAGACCCGGTATATTTAGCAAGTGTAGTAACTGTCCTTAGATTGGAAAATGCGTCTAATTTAGCTTTAATTAAGCCATTAGCATCAAAGTAATTTCCATAAGTAGAATCGTTTTGTAGCGCTACATGATCAAATTTACCCTTAAATACAAATACATCAATCAAAAAGTCTGATAGATAATCTTTATCATGTAGGTATGCTGGAACATTTCCAGTACCATACCATTCGTCTGCTGTAATCTCAAAACCATCAATATTCTCTGCAGTTCTAATAACAACTGTTATTGGTGCAGTTTTTAAGTTTGTTAATGCAATTATGTTGTTATTTGCTGTTGCACCACTTATTAATAGCAACGATTCATCACTAGGTGTCATGAATTTATCAATATTGTGAAAGGCAGTATATGCAGTATCCGCTATGAGAATGCCACTTGTTAAGTTCTCGGGTTTGGAATAATTTGCAGCAGTACTTGGCTTTATTAGATTTGCCTTATCGTTTGCAGTAAAGTTTTTTAAGCTTAGCGCTAAGATTGGACCTCTTGATAATGCAGCTAAACAAGATCTGTGGAAAAACATTCCCTTTTTCTCTAGTGACTTATCGATGTCGCCATATACGTTTTTAAAATCTTCTGCATTTTCAATAAGAGTTGGTGAGTTGAAAGGACCCTTCTTAGAGTGGCCTACCAACAATCTTAACGTGCTTATGTTAATATTTGAAGTTTGTGATTTGTCGAATTCCAAGCGGTAAACACCTGAACTCTTAAATTGTCTTAATTGAGGACTAATTGCCATAATTTAATAATTTATTTTTTCTTTAGTTATATATCTCGTTCATTCATGTGATTTTTCTATATAATGTCGTAAATATCATATTGTAGATCACCAGCATCAGTATTATCTCTATATAGTACCTCTTCCATTACATGAACAGTTTCTGTAGGTATATAATCTAATAATTCTTCAACAAAGTCAGCGTACGCTGTTGTATTAAAGAATTCTGTACTATTTACTGCAGACATTATAATATCATCATGTCCTAGCTGGGCTCCATAGGAACCATTCTTAACAGAACCAAATACTGATGCCTCTGTTACTGTTTCAAACTCATTTAATGAAATCCTGTTATGTTCTACCAGTTTTTTAAAGTTTTGACAGAACACTGATTTATTTACTGAATTAAGTTTAAGACCTGGTTTAAGTACCTTAGAATCATGTCTATGTTTAAACCTTAAAACCATCTCATCCTCAAAATCATTTCTAGAAGGGAATATGGTGCTCATGTATTTTAGTAAGATACTACCATAGGTATTGTACTCTATCACCATCTTTACATTTTCACCATGAAAAACCTCAAGTGCTAGTGTATATAGAATCTTAGAGAAATCTTCAATAGTGTGTTCATTGCTTCTAAATAATGCGATTTGTTCTAATCTAAAGAAGTCATACATAGCACCTGGGTTTATTGAGTTTTTAATATCCTCATGTGCTTGTGGTAATACTTCAAAAACATTTATGATTGAATAGTCACCACCAGAACCTTCAGCAATATCTACTGAAAACAGCCAATATCTTTTACTATCCTTAGCGTCTTCAGTGTCAAACCCTTTTTTAAAACCAAGGAATCCTTCAGTTTCTGCATGTATATTTGAAAAATCATCTAGGTCTTGCCAATCATAGACATCCATACCCTTTCTGAAATTCTTTAAAGAAATTGGATTTAAAAGCAATGACGATACAACTGAAAACTCATTACCATATTGCCTGTTAAATGCCTCTTCTGAACCTAGGTTTGCTAATTCTCTCTTATACCATGCATCATCCCTATCTGGATGCTGCCACCATTCTATTCTAGTCGGTATATATTCATTGTTACCTTTTACTGCATTACTATAAATTTCATGAAACTTATTAAAACCATTCTGAGTTGAGGTAATATTAATTCTTGAAACATTAGAAGATGACAGGGTTGGATAAACATTCTCATAGAAACTATCTACAATTGTTGGATGCACGTGGGCAAACTCATCAAGATATAAATTATGAATTGTAAAACCAATACCAGCCTTTGCTGTGGTTGATTGACCTACAAGTCTACAGCCATTATCAGCTCTCATTGACATTACATCATATTTCAAGATACCTGGCTTCATAAAGAATGGAAGATTCTCCATTACAACCTTAGCCTTATCTATGATTTCTTTTGTAGTTTCAGCTTTATTCGCTAAAAGCAATGTTGTTTTATCATAATTGAATAGCATATACCATGCATTGAAAATAGATGCGGTAACTGTTTTACCCATCTGTCTTGCTGCTACAACTACATTAAATCTATTCTCTTGAAAGCTTCTTAAAAGATCTTTTTGATAATCTCTCATCTTAACCTTTTGAACTCCCTCATCAGTCATTACAACAGCATAGGTCTCTGCAAAGTATACAATATCTTTAGCACACTTAGCTATCTCAGTGATTTCATTGTCAGTATATTCAAATACTATATTACCCTTGCGTAGGTTTTGTTTACCTTCATAAAACGGCATTTTGACCTGGGGCTTATAACCCTTGTCCATTGCTACTAATAAATCATTCACATTTTTAGTCGACCAAACCAATCTTTCGCTTGATGCAGTCGACTCCTCCTTTGGAATCCATTTATTATCGCTTATGAAATCTGACATTATTCTTTTGTTTCTTCAATATCTGAGGCATCGACATCTTCAACCTCATCTGTATTTATACCATCTCTAATCAACCTCATCAAGTCTTTAGAACCTCTCATTGTATTACCATCACCATTATCTCCTCCAGCCTCTTTGATAGTTTTAACATTATCTTTCTTACTGTAAATCTCAATATCTCTTGCGATTCTCTTAGTAGACTCTTCAGTTGCCATCAAATACATTGTCTGTGACTTAATAATATCAAGCATAGACTTTTGAAGAGTAGCAAGCACCTCAAACATTCTTGGTGCAATCTCTCCGCCTTCTATAGTTTCAAGTAGGATTGTTAGAGCTCTTTCACCAGCATTAAGCTGGTAAACTAGAGAAGCCATTGTCATTTCATCGATAGCCTTTTTGGATTGGATATATTCATCACGTTCAATAATCTCCTCATCTAAATAAAACTTCATAAGAGCTGTAATAGTCTTCTTGGCTTTTTTAGTTGAGGTAATTTTCAACTCTTTGAATGATGGTAGTATTTCTCTTTCCTTTGCCGGTAGCATTGGATCGGTATCAACCATCTCTTCGATTGATTCTGTATCATTTCCAATTAAACTATCAAGGTCTCGACGGATGTCTTCTGCCTGGTCTTTAATTGATTTCTTTTCTTCTGACATAAATTATTTGTTTATAGAGTATATATCCCAATTATGCTATCTAGCATTCTTGAACTTCTGGTACCCTAACGATGGAATAGCATTATCAATAAGTAATGCATGTTGATTATCGTGAACCACGTATTGATTTAACATATTTTCAAACTCTGTTGATTCTATGGCTTTATCAAATATTCTAATATTACTTACGTTTAATTTACCTCCTTGTAACTCATATTCAGTACCATCAGACCATGTCTGCACTCCATTGCTCATAGCTAAAGATCCGGTGTATTCTTGACCGAACGTTGTTATATGACTAGCATTACTTAAACTGTATAATGTAGCCTCAATAGTTCCTGTGTTATTCTTGACATTTACAATAACTCCAAACCATTTATCCTTAGACATGCTTGTGCCGTGCGTAAATGAGTGAGTGAATCCATTAAATTCTACAGAGATAAGAAGTGTACTTATCCTTATTCTTAATTTCCCTGTCGAATTAAGAATAACGTATGCTGTAGTGTCGGTTATTTCAAAAGTTGGTCTAATCCATGCCGTAACAGCAAGCTGACCATTTGTTATCATGTTTGATTTTTTATTATACTTAAGCGCTGGTGTATTTAATGTAAGATTGCTTAAGTCATAGTGATTGTTAGAAACTGTCAAGAAGTTATTTACGATAGCCTCGTCCTTAATAACAAGTTTCGGATCAATATAAGTTCTTTGGCCATCTTCTAAGACATTAGAAATTACCTGAAACTGTACTGGGTTTGTATCTTTTGTTTGTTCATCTTTGATTTCTTCGCCAAAGACCTCTTCAATTCCAGTAATTAAAGTATCAGTTGCATTATCATATCCTCCCTTAATAACCGAGCTTCTATCTTGATATTTGGTCAACATAACTCTCCAATAAGACCTCGTGGAGTTAAACTCATCAGCAATACTTACAGAACTTACCTCATACATTTTATTTATAATCGGTATGAACATATAATCTTTAGCTCTAGGTCTTACGCCAGTACCGAAAGCATCTTTAAATTTTTCATGTACAATATGCACCTCAAATTCTGCAAATTCCATTCCAAAAATATCAAATGTATTTGCTTCAGATGGGAATTCGTTGTCTGGCACTAAAATCTTTACATTTTGATTAGCAGCTACACTGAACAGGGAATATTCCATCAATGTGACATCTTTTGTTCTGCCATGGGGCTCTGTTCTAAAGTAATTAACTTGATGTCCGAACAAATCACTCACTATATTATTAAGTTGCTTATATAAATTTACTGATTTATTTTGAGCATATGGATTAAATATATTTGTTGGGTTTGCTGAAGTATCAACTTCAATCACAGCACCGCCACCAACACTAAAAGGGTCGGCACATGCTAGGCCAACACAATCATCGGTTGGTGCAACATACGGCGTTGTGTTTATTGTTTCAGATTCATGATAATACCGGATAACTCCACTAGGAAAAGTAGCAATAACAGTAGCTCTAAGATGGATATACCAGGTCTGATTGTTCGGAATTATATCCGTATTCAGTGTTGATATATCTTGGTAGCCGGTTGAAGTGTGTCCTGGGTATGTTGCACTATCAGATAGTGCCCACTCGTATGTTGCAATACTATTGCTCGTAGATTTATATGCAGAAGCTGGCTCAGTAAAACGTATTGGAGTTGGTAGTGTAGTTGTAAAAGCCCCTGCTACCTGTACAATGGTTGCGCTAAAAACAATTTGAATGGTTAAGACTGTTCCATCGACAACTATCTGATCTCCTTGTGAGAACACTAGCATGTTAACGTTCTTAACATATAAAAGAGTATTGCTGCCGTATGGTGAAATTTGAGTAATACCGCCAGAGCCAATTCGATCTGTTGCAACGCTACCGAGTATCGTATGTGATGAAACTCCAGATATGCTAGAGAACGGTCCTGCTGCCGGAACAACAATATTTACTGTACCTTCTGCAAAACCTCCAGGTGGGTATACTGCCATGTTATATAGTCTTTATTTTAACTATATATTTGGATTTTATGCGTAATCTGTAATAACCATAAGCATAGGGTTTTCTTTGTTTATCGAAACATCTAATGCCTCTAAAAGCGCTAGGATAATTAAACTTCTGCGAGATTCCTTATCAATCTCAGCAAGTTGTATCTCTAACCTGTTAAGAATATCTAGGTATTGTCCATTAAAGTATGGTTTACCAGGCGTTAGAAGTCCTATCTCTTCTAATATCTTATTAAGTTCTGTCAACGGTGACTGATCAAAAATATCTGATAGATTTAAAGTGGCCTTTAGAATTGCAAAATCATATTTGATTGTTTTATCCTCATCCTCCTCAATAACTCTAGAGTAGGACTTATCAGAATCTAAAGTCAACTTAATATATTTTAAGTTAACCATTTCAGTACTGACTCTATGCATAAAATAAATAGAAGTTGCGTCTTTTCTTGGTACCTGAAAGCCATACGAAGATACTTTATTTATCTCATCTTGATAATTCATAGAAATAAAAGTTTTTAATTGCTGAGAAGAAATAATAATGGAATTTCTTCCCATCTCCTTATAGTCTAATTGATTTCGCATCAGAGCCCACATCCTGTAGTCTATATAATTGTATCTATATAGAGTAGTATCTATGATTGTCGGTATATGATTTATGTCAAGTTCTTCCATTTAATACATTTCCATTGAATCCTCTAATTTCTTTAGAGTTTCATATAATTCTATTTTAGCGAATTGTTCAAGCTCACTAAACTCTCTTTTACCGATTTCATTCTTTTGCATGAATAAAGAGATTGTAGTGTCTTTAGGTATGTATTCATTTTTATTCTTTGCTACTTTTTTAGCCTTCTTTGTTTTTGTGTAGATCCAACCTGGAACCGATCTAAATCGACTGGCAACCATATGCCAACTATCTATGACCGCACCAGCATTGATCCCATTTACGTTAAACAGATTTGCGTTTGCTGGATATTTAATCGCAAAAAAGCGATTTATCATAAATTGATGTCTCTTTTTATTACGATTGCTCATCGCACTATAAATCTTTGGCTTTGTAAAAAGTATCTTAATAAAATCGAATAGTTTAGTTTCGTCTAGCATAGTATTATATAAGAATTTTTAATAAAGTTTTAGAATAATGAGTTTAAGTCTTTAGTAGCTGGTCTATCTCCAAGGTCCTTAGTATCTAATCCAGCAAATGGATCGAACTGTTTAGGAGTAGGAGTCTTCTTAGTAGATTCTGACCATTTAGTATCTTTAAGAATGTTTTCCATTCTTGTAAGATTTGAAATAATAGGTTCAACATTAAAATCTCTTTCAATATTCTCATAAATTCCTTTTTGTATAGAATCTGGAATAGTATTAAAGTGTAATAGCATTAAATCTAGGTTTTGATTGAATCTTACTTTAATCTCTTCTTTTTCTAATCTACCAACAACTTCATGAATCAAATCAACAATAAGATTAACTCTATCTTTATTAAAGAAATGGTCGATATGAAATTCTCCTTCTAATTCTTTGTATTTTTCTAATACTTTAGTTGCTACTTTTTCAGTAATTGAGAATGTTCTAATCTTTCCAGTT